TAATAATAAAAATAAAATATAAAATATGTCTTGTTCAAATTGTTTTAGTGGGTGTGTAGAAATCACATCAGATAAATGTGTAAGATACACAGGTGAAGATATTTCAGAGTTAGGAATATCTAATGGGGACCCATTGCTAAGTGTTGAGCAAAAAATAATTCAATACTTAGTAAGTGTACTAGATGGAACAGGTATTGAACCTGATGTTTCACCGAGTGTTCTTTGTAATATTATACAATCAAATTTACCAGCAGTTGGTCCATTTACGTTAAATGACTACTTAACTGGGTTAATTAAAGGGTTATGTGAAGTAGATGAAAAAATAATAATTCTTGAAAATGAAAATCCAAATACAGAATATACATTAGGGTGTTTAAGTGTTTCAGATAATACAAATACACATGATGTTTTACAGGCTGTAATAACTAAGTTGTGTGCAGTTGAAACAGATTTAGATGCTTTCATTAGTCTTGTAGATGCAACATATGTAAAAATATCTGACATAAACACCTACATAGCAAACTATCTATTAACAGACCCTTCTGCAAATTTAATAAGTAACAGAATGGCTCCTTATTCAATAACAGCTTATGCGGGTCCTTTAACTAATTTTGATGCTTCTGGAGCAGGTATAGGAGACTGGAATAAAATATATTTATGTAATGGTAATAATGGAACACTTGATTTAAGAGGTAGAGTGTTAGTAGGAGCTACAGCAGGAATGGGTGGTGGAACAATGTCTTCAGCAGTAGATCCTGCTGTTTCAGGTAACCCAGCGTATACACTAGGTTCTACAACAGGAGACAATAGTGTTGTATTAACAGAAGGTCAATTACCTTCTCATACACATACAGCCACTGTATCAACAGAATCTGATCACACTCACGGTTTTGAATATCCAGTAGTAATGTACCCTAATGCTGGAGGTGATACTGGAGGAACACTCAGTACAAAAGATAATCTTAAAACTGAATATACATCTGAAACAGAACCAGCAGGAGAACACACTCACAGTGTAACTATTAATCCAACAGGTGGAAATCAAGAACACCAAAATTACCAACCAGGAACTGGTGTATATTATATAATTTACATACCTTAGTATTATGAGTTGTAATAATTATCAAGATGCCTTCTTACCTGTTAATCCTGATTGTGATAATGTAGTTTTAAATTGGCCATGTGGATGTCAAACTATGTATGTTAAAGGTGAAAACCCTCCATCATCTTGTAGTTGTACAAAATAAAATAATAATAACATGTCACCATTTATAGAAAAATATAAAAAAGGATTAGCTATAGTTTTAGGACATGTTTGTTTATTAATTGGACTTTATGCTCCAGCTCTTTCATCTTTATTAATTTCAGATGAAAGATTAAATTGGAACATAAATAATACAGTATTTACTGGACTAGGAATTATCTTTCTTTGGGGTGAAATCATTGCTTTTGCAAAAATTATTCAAAACTCACTTTTAAATAAAAAGAAATAAAAAAATGTATTATAAAATCGAAATAGGATTAATTTCTCTTATGTTATTAGCAGGAAACGAAATATTAGCTACATTAGTAGCACTCACTACATTGATATACTATGGGTCAATGTTAAAAGTAAATGTTATAAATAAACACTATAGTGGAAGTTGGATAAAATATTTTAAATCATTCTTTTGTAAAAAGAAATAATGACAGTAGAAATAACATTAACAGTAGCAGGCGGAGACACTAGTCTATTTGATATATACTCAGACAGTGATGGGTTTTCAAACCCTTTTGCTTCAAATATACCTAAGGTGCTTTTAACTTCAGGTACTGAATTTATAATTCCTGATGACGCTACATCAGTTAGAGTTCAAGCTCTTGGGGATTGTGTTAATTATTTAGACATACCTTTGACATAAAAAACAACAATATGCAACCAGAAATACAAATATCATTAGTAATACCAGCAGGTTCTGTGGTGGGACCTTTTGATTTATACTCAAACGTAGATGGGTATACAACACCTTTTGAAACAGGAGTGGCTGCTGCCTCACTTACAGGATTAGGATATATTACAACTCCTCCTGATGGGACAACGTTTATTAGAGTTCAATCTACTGGTTCATGTGATACATTTATTGATTTAGAAAATCTATGTCAACCAACTACAACTACAACTACTAGTTCTAGTACAAGCACAACTACAAGTACAAGTAGTACAACTACAACTACTACTACTACTGTACCACCAACCACTACTACCACAACTAGTAGCACTAGTACAACTACAACAACAACCACCGCACCTCCAACAACAACCACAACAAGTACGACTAAAGTACCAATTGGACTAGAATTAACTGGAAGTAATGCTAGTGAATTAGATGCTTGTAATGATTCTTACTTTTCAACAGTTTACGTTGAAGACAATACTGTTATTGTAGGTAATGTAGTTTATACTGATTCTGCTAGAACAAACCCATACCCATTTACTCCTGGGCAATATTATAAAATAAGCTTTAATGGAGTGATTTTACAAGGTAATGCTTTAGGTGAAATTACTAATATACTTGAATGTGGAGTAACTCCTTCCTTGTACATTAGTGGTGTACAAAGTTTATGTCCTGATTTCTGTCAAAATAATTACTCAATACCTACTTTGAAAACTACTAATACTGGTCATACTTTCTGGACATTAGCACCTGGAGATATAATACAAGGTGCAACACTAACAGCAGGATGGTATGCTTATGCAAATACTAATACTACAACCAGTGCAGCAGCTTCAGCAGGTTTACTTAGAATGTTTAGAATTATAAGTGGAAATAGTGTTCAAGAAATAAGTCAATGTAGTGATGATAATTTATCTTGTAATTTACAATAATATATGACAGGAATAATCCAAATATTAAACATAGGTATCAATGCTGATAACTTTTTGCTATATTCAGATGTAGACAATTATTTATCAGCGTTTGAAACCAATGTTTCTAGACAATCTTTAATAGATGGTTTTCCTAGTGATAACATACCAGATGGCACTCAGATAATAAGAGTAACATCTACAACTACAGAATGTCCTGTATCTCTTGATATAGATTTAGGATGTTATCAATTTATTCCTTTTGATTTTTATTTTTTAGATTATATATTTAAACCTAATCAAACTTATTTCTATGGAAACTTTACAGACTATCTTAATGGTAGTGTAACAGAGTCTTATAATTCATTAATACGTTTAAATGATAATCTAACAATTGATAACTCCTTTAACGTTGGTACAGGTTTTACAGGTGTCCTTTACAATGGTGAAAGTATATTAGAGCAACCTGATGGTAAATTAGTATGTACAGGTTCATTTACAAGCTACAATGGAACTTCTACTAATAGAATAATTCGTTTAAACAATGATGGGTCTATTGATACTTCTTTTGTTTATGGTACAGGTTTTAATAATTTTACTTTAGGTTCAGGTATAGACTCAAATGGCTCTATAATTATAACAGGACTTTTTGATCAGTATGATGGAAACAGTTGTACTAGAATAGCAAGACTTTTATCTGATGGTACATTTGATTCTACATTTGTGATGGGTTCAGGTTTTAACAATACATCTATAAATGTTTTAGTAAATTCTGATGACTCAATGTTCATCACTGGATATTTTACCAGTTATAATGGAACAGGTGTATCTGCAGGAATTACTAAACTTACAAGTACAGGTGCAATTGACACTTCATTTAATGGAGGTTCAGGATTTTTTCCAACTGTAAATAATCAACCAAAAAGAGTAGCAAGAATTCAAAATGAAACTTCTTTTTATGTAACAGGGTATTTTACACAATATAACGGTACAACAGTAAATTATATTGTAAAATTAAATGAAGATGGTTCTATAGACACATCTGCTAATTTTGGAACAGGGCTTGATGGGATTGGTTATGACTTACAAGTAGTGTGGGGAGATAAGATTTTAGTTAATGGAATCTTTGAAGAATATAATGGAACACCAAGTTATAATAATGTAATACTAAATGCAGACGGTTCTATATTTTATGCTTTTCCAGAAATTGATTTTTCTCCATATACATATTACTACCCATTAATTATAGGAAATAAATTATTTAATCCTGTTAATGGATGTTATGCAGAGGTGTTAGATATTACAAATTGTAATATTGAAGATGGTCAAATTGTGTGTCCACAAACAACAACTACTACAACTACTACTGATTTTCCATGGTTACTTTTACAAACAGGAGACCCAATAGAGCAACAAAATAATAATTATATAATAGTACAAAAATAATGGCAATAGGCGATAAATTAACAGAACTTGATCCAATCACTGCAGCAGAAATAGCAAGTGATGATCTTTATTACATAGTAGATATCTCAGAAGATATATCTAAAAAAATGACAGCAGAAGAACTTGCTACTTATATTATTAATGAAAATGAGACATGGAGAATAAGTAATTATAGTGGAGATACTCTTGGTGATGTTTCAAGATCTAATACTGAAACTTTTATATTTCATAGTGGAGGTGTAGGAGCTAAAGGTTTTTTTACACAAGGTGGTGAAGCTCAAGCTATTAAAAATAGTGGAACATTTACTGGACTTTGGTTAATTGGAAATACTAAAGTATATATAAATTCAGCTAATTCAAATAATGGAGAAGTTGTAATTGGTAGTGGAGTTGGAGGTACTCAGGCTCCTATAGAATGGAGTTCTAGTAATAGAATTAAATCAACTATAATACATAATCGTAATTTTGACTCAACATCTGGTACACCTCCTGCAAGTACAGTTAAGCATGAACTGCATGGAAGTTATGTAACAAATCTAATAAACTTTGATAACATTAATCCTACTACAGATGTTAATTCATTTTATGCAGCATTTAGAGCTAATCCAAATATTCAAGGAGCTCATTTAGCTGCAAATCCTCAAAAGATATTTTCTCTTTATGGAAAAGGAAGAATTAAAGTTGAAGATTACGGGAATGGGAGTGTGTTAGATGGAGTTCCAGTATATGGAATAGGTGTTACAGCAGAAGGAGTATTTGTTGAAACAGATCAAATTAATAATCCTGTTCCCTTTTTAATAGAAGCTACACCAGGAGGTTCCTCGTCTTATAGTGATGATAAAAATATTATTTATTTAAGTTGGACAGGAGGATCAGGTACATATGATTTAACATTACCATCGGCTGCAGATATACCTTATAGAAAAATACAAATTATATCTGATGGTACATTAGCTGCTAATGATAAAGTACACGTATTAGCACCAGTGGGTGAAAGTATAGATGGAAGTCCAAATCCTGGGTTTTATGAATTAAACAAACCATACAATGGTGTTACTGTTTGGTCGGATGGAACTCAATGGATAGTGATACAAGCAAAGTCTACTTAATAAACTAATTTAAACCTTGTTTTGTTGGTTTTACAAGGTTTTCTCCTGAGGGCAAATAGCCCTTGGGAGTTTTTATTTATAACTAAACTAATTATAAAGATGGTTGCATGTAGTGAATTTTTTTGAGATATGCAAAATAAATTTTATATCTTTACAATATTTTAATTATTATAACATGACTAACGACCCAAGTCTATTAGATAAGTTAAAAAACTTATTACACTGGAAAAAAAGTAAAAAGTTTTACGCAGAAAAATTAAATATTACAGAAGAAGAGGTAAGTGATTTAATAAAAGAGATTAGAACTTCAGAAAAAGATGAAGGTGATTTTTTTACAAAAGTAAATGAATCACATCTTGAAAGTGTAAAAAAAGTAAACTTAGAAAAAGGAACAGTAGAAAGTACACTTGTAACAAACTATGAACCCAAAGACCATTTAGAGTTAGCGAAACTTCATAAAATAAACTTAGATGAATATATAATTACAAACTATTGGTCTAAGATGCTACCAAGTGGTAAATTTACATCTTCTATTTTTTCCAAAAGAAAAGGACCTGCTGATTACAATGCTGAAGACTTTTCAAAGTTTTTAAAAAACTACAAACCTTCTAAGGTAGAAATAAACAAAACCAAATTAGATGCTAATAAAAGTACAATAGATGTTGAGTTGTCTATTTCTGATTATCACTTAGCTAAAAAATATATTGAAGGAAATAATAGTATAGAGAAAAGAGCTAGAACTTTTGTTGAAATGACAGAAGAATTAATAATTAAAACTGCAAGAGTTTATAATATTGATACAGTTATATTTCCAATATCTAATGACTTCTTTCATACAGACAATTACCAAAATCAAACTACAAACGGAACTCCTCAAGATGTTATAATGGAATATGACTCTGAATATGAGTTAGGGTTTTCTATTCTTATAGACTCTATTAATATTCAAAGAACATATTCTAATAAAGTTATTGTTGTGTTAGTTCCTGGCAATCATGATAAAACTAAGTCATTTTATTTAGCTCATGCTTTAGAGATTTATTTTAAGGATGATAAAGATGTAGAGTTTTTAAGAGACAGTACACCAATAAAAGCATTAACTTTAGGAAATACATTTATTGGTTACCATCATGGTAATTGTAAAATAGAGTCTTTACCATTATTGTTTGCAACACATCCTATATATGGAAAGATGTTTGGAGACTCTAAGTATCAAGAAATCCATACAGGTGATAAACATCACTATATGGCAAAAGAAATAAAAGGTTGTAGAATACAACAAATGCCTAGTTTATCTGATTCTGATAAGTGGCATAGAGATAGTGGGTATGTACACTCTATACGAGCTGCACTTCTTTTAGGATATAATAAAGAGAAGGGTAAAGTTTGTGAATTTGAAAAAAGAATATAATTATGTCAACTTGGAGAAAATTAGTTTCAGATGTAAGATCTACACATAAGATCTTATCTACTGATGCACTTATAACCGATAGAGCAATTCTTTCTGAGGTTAAACTTAATGCTGTAACTTTAATAAAAAGAGAAACTAATTTAAGAAGACTTTGGGCAAGTGATACGCTTTTTACTACTATACCTTGTTTAGAAATGATAGAGGTTCCTATTTCTGAGTGTTGTGATTATGTTGATCCTTGTACAGTGGCAAGATCAAAACATAAACTTCCTAGAATATCTGAAGGAAACTATCAGTACGTTATACAAGGTGTTTATTCTATAAATGCTATGGGAGGTTCAGGAACTAAAATAAAAGAAATTACCGTTAATAGATATTTAAATTTACTAAAACTTCCTATTATTAAAAAGGAAAGTTATTTTTGGATATCTAATGGGTATCTATATGTAAGTAATCCTTTATTAGAATCTGTAAGATTTGTTGCATTATTTGAAGAAGATGTAGCTCAAGATATAATGTATCCAGATTGCGAATGTGGTACAAGTTATACTTTAGATGACTATTGTATGAACCCATTAGATAAAGAGTCTTTTGTTCCTGGGTATCTAGAACAGCAGACATTAGCTATGACATCTACAAAGCTCCTAAGTACATATTTTAACATAAAGTCAGACATGAGTAATGAGGGAATTGATGGTCAAGCACCCAATGCTCAACCAACAAACTAAATAAAATGCCTAGAGTTCCTGTAGATTGGAGAAGTGCAAGTAAGGAAAACTATAAAGACTTTTGTAAAAGTCACCCACTTGTAAGCTTAACTTTTAATGAATGGAAAAATATAATATATGAGTTTAATGAGCAGTTTAAATATCACATATTAGAAACAGGAGAGCGAAAAAAACTACCTTGTGGATTTGGAGAATTTTCAATAAACAAGAAGAAAAGAAAAAGAATTAAATCCAATAATAATAGAGAGTTTGTAAACTTACCTATTGATTGGAAAAAAACAAGAGAAAAAGGTAAGCATATTTACAATTTTAATTATCACACAGAAGGTTATTTTTTTGGATGGATGTGGTTTAAAGATACTGCAAGATTTAGACATTCAACGTGTTGGTTTTTTAAACCTTCAAGAGTAACGTCTAGGCTACTTTCACATTATGTAAATACCGATAAAAAGTACCAATACATGTATAACGAATGGACTAAAAGATTTTAAAAAATGTCATACTATCATAAATATAACTTTGTTTCACCAGAACCAATTTACGCCACTGTAAAAGAAGAACTGAAAAGTTACTTTGATACTGGAGCAGTAGATGATTTATTATTTCCAACATATTTAAACAAGTGTTTGAGTAAGTTAGGTAAAACAAGTTACAAAATAGACGAACAGGTTTTGTTTGTAGAAGATTTTCAAGCAAGGCTCCCTGACAACTTTTATGCTGTAAGAGAAGCTTGGATGTGTGCTGAAGTTCCAGGAAACCCTTATCCATCTGCAACATCATTCTATTCTCAAGCTGCAAATGCAACAACTATACAAATATCTCCATTAACAATAGGAGGAACCCCTTGCAACAATCCTAGTTGCCAACATCCAGCATGTGATGGTACATGTATGCCTGAATTAGTACAAGCTGTATACAAAACAAACAATGAGATAGCTAGACATTATAGATATGATTATCTACTTAGACCAGGAAACATATCTGCAAGAAGTCAATGTGATGTTAATTATAGAAGCGATTGGAATAACTTTGCACCACCTGTGCGAGAGTTTACACCTGGGTCATCAAGTTATGATAGCTTTGATATTAGAGACAATAAGTTTGTAACAAACTTTAGACATGCTGTAATTCATTTACTATTTTATTCTACAAATTATGATGACGGAGGTAATCAATTAATTCCTGATAATTATAGAATTGCAGAATTTGTTGAAGCGTTTATTAAATATAAAGTGTTTGAGATATTAACTAATCAAACTAATGATGAAACGTTTAATCAGTTACAATCAAAATTAGCTTATTATAAACAACTTCATGATGAGGCGTGGATTATGGCTAGTAATGAGGTTAAGAAACAAACACCTTGGGAAAAGCAAAGAAGAATTAAAAAAGATTTAAACAGGTTCAATAAGTATGAACTTCCTAACCGTACTAATAGATATGGTAGAAGACGCAACAATTAAGAACTATGGCTGAAGAAAAATCAAAAGATCAAGGAAATGTAAGACTTAATCCAGGAAGTGCTCAAGCAGGATTAAACTTAGATAGTTCTGTTAGTCAGGTAGGTCCAGGCAAAGTTACGTATGCTTTAAATGCTGCTGTAGAAAACTTTGATGACAATTCTGTAAGTTATCAGAATGAGTTAGGTAACGAGCTATGTCTCACTTTTCCAAAAGGGTATAAACTTATTGGGGAATACTACATACCTGAAAAAAGAAAACATATATTTTTCTTAGCCAACCCTAAAGAAGGAGGTAGTGAAATAGGGTTTATGGACAATAACAATTGTCAATATCAAACTTTAGTAAACTCTGATTGTTTAAACTTTAGTATAAAACACCCTATTCCTAAAGTGGTACATAGAATAACTAATTGTACTACGGAAATATATTGGACAGATGGATTTAATCCAAGAAGGTATTTAGATATAGAAAACATTCCTTACAAACTTGTAGCAGGTACACCTAGTTGCGATCCTGTGTATGGCGATGAGTTAGATTGTAATCAACTTAAAATACAACCAAACTTTTCTGTTCCTAAATTAGAAATTAGTAGAGTTGATAGTGTAGGTGATTTAATTGCTGGAACTTATCAGTTTGCAATTCAATATTCAGATGCTGGAGGAAATGAACTCACCTCGTATTATTCTATTACTAACCCCACTCCTATTGCTGATGAGTTCAAAACAACAGTAAATTTTAACTACCCTGTAGGCAAATCTATTATTGTAGATGTATCTAATCTTGATTTAACAGGGCAGTTTCAGTATTTTAACTTAGCTGTAATTAAAACAATAAATAATGTTTCTTCAGTAGAGCTTGTTGGAACATATAACATTGAACAATCTACAAAACAAATAACATATACAGGATCTGATAAAACTCCAATTCAACTTTCTATATCAGATATATTTGAAAAGTTTCCTTATTATGACATAGCTCAAGATATTACAGCAGTACAAGACATTATTGTTTGGGACAATCTGACATCTATTGATAGAATAAACTATCAATCAATTGCAACAAATATAACTTTAGGATGGGAAACATATAGGATACCACCAGATGAAGATTACTCAGATGAGCTAAATGCTACAAACTTACGTGGTTATATGCGTGATGAGGTGTATGCATTTGAGATAGTGTTCTTATTAAAGAATGGTAAACAAACAGATGGTTTTCATATTCCTGGTAGATTAAAAAACAATAACGAAAGTTTTCCTGATGTACCTTCTACGAATAATGATTTTATAGGTGAGCCAGATTATAAAGTTGGAGATGTTGGATATTCTCCTTATTGGAAGATTTATAATACAGCAAATGTAACAGGGTTCTCTTCAGAATATGATGGAAGTGATGAAAACTATAAAGGGCCATATCAATACGGTGAATTAGCTTATTGGGAATCTACAGAAGAATACCCATGCAATGATGAATTATGGGGAGAGTTGGCAGGTCAAAAAATTAGACACCATAAGTTTCCAGATGTGTCCGTTAGTCCTATTATTGAAAATGGTGACATGGTTTACCAGGGAGATAAGATTGTTCCAACAATGCAGGATAATGCTGTTTTTCCAATTGGTATAAGAATAGACAATAGTCAAATTAATGCATTGATACAAACTTCACAATTAACATCTGAACAAAAAGATGATATTGTTGGATATAAGATAGTAAGAGGTGATAGAGGTACTAACAAGTCTATTGTTGCAAAAGGTATGCTTAGGAACGTTAACAAGTATACAAGAGATGAGCAAGAGTATTACTATCCTAATTATCCATACAATGATTTAAGTGAAGATCCTTTTTTAAATAGTGTAAACAATGCATATTTAGAAGAAGCAGAACCTTGGTTGGTGACATGTGATGAAATAAATGATGAGTTAGGGTATGCTGTAATTCAATATTATGACGTTAATACAAACAAGGTATTAGAAAAAAATGTTGAATTAGGTGAAACTATTGAATTTTGTGCATTACAAAAACCTACAACTTTAAAAGGTGTATGTACAATAGGTCCTGGTAATTATGATGTGATTTACGCAACCAGTTGTCTAGGAGGATGTGGTTATAGAATTCTTTGGACTGATCCTTTTACTGACGATAATACATTTGAGAAACCTGATGATGAATGGTTATTTAATAATACAGGTACTCCTTTTGGAGGTAGATGTGAATCAAAATATGTAAGAGTTCAAGTTGATGCTAACATTAGTGATGAATGTGATAGTAACTGTTGTGATCCTTTTGATACTAGATTAGAACCTGTAGAACAAGACATAGGTGTAATTTTACCTAACTCTAAAGGAAGTAGAAGATCTAAATTAAATTGCAAAGAAGAAACACCTCAGCGAGCTTTTCAAGAAGATGAATCTTACAGACAGATATTTAACTCTCCTGAAACATCTTTTGGGCAACCTTTTTTAGGAAATGTATTGAAGCTTGAAAGTGTGATGTTTGGTGCAGGTAAAGGTCACTTTGTTGAAGTTAAAGACAATGCTAAATATAAACTTTTATCTAAAGAAGCACAGATAGATGCTTTAAATAGTTCAGAAGAAGTTGCAGACATTACAAGTGATTTTAATGCAGGTGTAATGTTTACAGTTTACCAATCATATTTAACTATATATGTAAATGGTATTACTAGAAAGAATTATGGAATGTCATTTAACTCTAGAGCTAATTATGATTATTCTCTACCTGTTGACAATAATACAAACAATGGAATAAAACAAAGAGATATTGATCTTACTAGATACATAATTCCTGGTGTTCAATCTTTAGATGAAGGTGAACTAGACATAAATAATTGGAATAGAGAAACCTCTGTATTTATTAAAACAATAGATGAAAGAGAAGATGGTTATGGAGTAACTCCTATTCTTTTTCCAAGCAATACACCTAGTATAAATCCATCTGGGACAAATCCTCAAATAGTTGATAATTCTAGATTTACAATTGGTGAAAAATCAATTTGTGGGGCTCCAAGTAAAGAACAAGAATTATCTGTATTGTCTTATTATGCTTCAATGAAAAATATAGTTCCTAGTCAATGGGGACAGATATACTCTTATCAAACTATTGATACAGGATATCAAGCAATGATTGGTTCTTCAAACACTGATATTGTATTTGGAGGAGATGTGTTTATTTCTAGATTTACATATAAAACTAAACTTCCTTTCTTTATTGATAACAGAGTAGGAGCTCCTGATGACAGTGATATTTTTTATGATGAAATAGGTAACGTTGGTTATCCTAAATATTGGCATTCTGCAAGATCTATTTTAGAAGACTATATTGTAACAGATGATGGTGATGAGGTACCAATGAGAAATATTATATCATACAAAGCTCACAACTTTGATTGTCCTAATGATCCATCTGCTATAGAACCAGGTGAAGGCTCTGCTAGAACTTTCTATGATGGGTATATATACATGTTTGCATATGGTATTCCTAATTTCTATTGTGAAAGTACATACAATACAGACTTACGACAAGCATTTAATAATAAAGAAGGAGACTTCTGGCCACATGTAAGCAGTGGTATTCCTGATGACTGGGTGCAAGAAAGCAATGTTCCAATTGGACAAGATAATACATATTACTATAATGTAACCTTCTCTAAGCAAAATAAAGAGAATGTTTTTACACATCTCCCTCCTGATTGGGAAAAAGATTTTTGTTTTACTAATTTCCCATTTAGAGCAATATATTCTGATCCAGCTACAACTAATGCTGACAATAGAATTAATAATTGGTTAGTATATAGAGCATTATCTTTTCATGATTTTCCTCAAAACTATGGAAACTTAACATCATTAGACGGTATTCAGAACAAAGCAATACTTGCACGTTTTGAAAACAAGTCATTGCTCTATAATAATCTATTGACAATTGATACAAGTAATCCTCAAGCAGCATATATTGGAAACCCTAAATTATTTGAAGGGGCTCCTCCAATTGACTTTGCTGAAACAGATCTTGGTTATGTAGGAAGTCAACATAAGTTTATGTTAAAAATACCTCAAGGTCAAATTACTATTGATTCTAAAAGAGGACAAGTATTTTTAATTGCAGGGAAAGCTATTGATTTAACAGCATTTAATTCTGGAGTGAACAAGTTTATGAAAGATGAACTTCCATTCCATATACTAAGAACTTTTCCTAATGTAGAAATAGACAATAATTTTAATGGAATAGGATTACATGGTGTATATGATGGAAGGTTTGAGAGAGTTATTATAACTAAACTTGACTATGTTCCGTTATCAAAAGATATACAGTATGATGAAACTAATGATTCATTTTACATTACAGATGCTGCAGGTTTAGAAAAAACTGTATCTTTAAAAGATCAGAAATACTTTTGTAATAAGTCATGGACCATCTCTTTTGATTTTAATATAAACGCTTGGGTATCTTTTCATTCATATCTTCCAAACTTTTACATAGAAGACAATACATTTTTCTATTCAGGAAAGAATGGATGTTGTGAACTTAATGGAGATATTCCTAATTTTGAAGTGATTGTTGGAGAGGTGGAACCTCCAGTAATAATTACAACAACTACAACTACTACATCAGATCCGTTATTTACAACAACCACCACTACAACAGAGGCAGTAGATTGTGAGTTATCAGGTGGAGTATTTATTCCAACAAGTTGTGAACTAGAAGGAACTGCTGTAATAACAGTGCCTCCAACTACCACTACAACAATATGTTCAAGACCTATTGGATTAAGTGTATATTTATTTTTAGAAGGGTATCAAGAATCTCCAAATCCTGCAGTAGTGAGTACAGGTAACTCTGAAGATGCTTGTAATGCTGCATCTTTAATTTATCTTAATGTACCGCCATCAACGGCTTTAGCTATAAACAGAACCGTTATGTATAATGATTCAGATGGTCCTAATATTGGAACTATTGTTTATGATGGCGATTCTAGTGATTGTACACTCGTTCCAGATGGTTGGTATTCTACAGAAGAAACTTATGTAGGAAGTGATTATGTATTTAGAATTGAAAGTGGTGTTATAGTAGAAATAAGAATTTGTTCAGAGAGTACAACCACCACAACTACTCTTCCACCAACTACAACCACTACCACTACTCTTTCTCCTAAATGTGATGAGTATGAAATAGTAGGACCTACTGCAATAACTTACATAGATTGTTATGGAAACGAGCAAGGGTTAAGTGTACCGTCTGGAAACTCAGTTACCATATGTGCAAGTGTAGAACCTTTAGGAGGAATATTAATTGGACCATGTACCCCATAATATATTAAGAATGGCAAATACAAAAACAATATCAATAAAGCTTACATCATCTGGTTCTAATGAAGGACCTTTTG